CTTACGGTTTGGTCTGCCCTGGGAGAAAAAGCAATTAACTCAATCAACGAAGATAACAACCGCGCAAAATTTGGAAGCAGTGGCTTGCGCATAAAAATTAGGAGTTACTAAATGGCAACGTTAAGCGATAGAGTTTACGACAATGGTTTAACCACTGTTGTATCAGAGGCTGATAGAGTTGATATTTGCTCTTCTGAGCCAACCACATATTCAGCGGCAACCTCATCAGCATCACTTGGCAATAAAACAAGTGTTACGCTTACTGGACCCGCTAACGGCGACACTTCTGGGCGAAAGATTACTGTCCCAGCTATTTCAGGTGGATCTGTAACATCAACGGGAACCGCTACCCACTATGCTGTAACAGACGTAACAAACAGTCGTTTGTTAATTACTGGCGCGCTGTCTTCAAGCCAATCAGTAACGTCTGGTAATACATTTAGTTTAACTGCTGTTGATATTGAATTGGCTGACCCAAGCTAGGATAAATTATGGCTATTAAATGGCGTGATCTATTTATTGTAAGCAGTAGTGCGGCTGGTACATATGCTGATCCGTATGGCTGGAATGAGTCAGGTAGTTGGTCTGATGGCGATGTTTGCCGCATGAAGGCCAAAACAATCTCTAGTATTTTAGAGGCTGGAACTGACACCGTTCATATTACAAACAATTATAGGTCTCAGCTGACTGTTCAGGGAACTCAAAACTTAACATACAATCAGTATGATGTTTTGTATTTTCCTGATTATGGAACATTTTGGAAGATAACATCTAGTGTTTCTGGGGCTGTTTTAACTAGCGGCAACAATAATTACATACCAGTTCCAGTTAGAAATAACACTGATATTACAGTCCAAAAAGTTGATATGAGTATTTTCACAGGTACATCAACTAGCTCAAGCGTTTATGTTGGATCAGGTAATGGAAATGCTTATGCGCCAACAACTGACGGTTGGACATCTGAAACTACTCAAGTGACAGATGGAACAGCGGTTAGCATTTTAAACCCACAGTCTACCTCACAAAACAATAATCTTTATTTGAGCAGTGGTGGAACTACTAGCAATTATGGGGCTAGCGGCACTTTATATCCCACTCAATCAACGGAAGATTATACGGAAATTGATTGCTTAAATACAGTAATATTATCGCACAATTCAACGAGCAGTTCAGCGGGGATGACGCCCTACGGACTATGTTTAAGAACTTTAAAGTTAAGACAGATTTTTAATGGTGGAAGTATTTATGCAACTACATATCTTTTCGCGCCAGATGAAAATATAACCGTCGATATTACTCACCTTATAAGCTACAATCCGCATGCTTTATTTCGTACAGCTTTTCAATCTGATACGGAGTACAGAACAAATAGTTCTTTTGAAACAACAAAGAAAACATTAACAGCAAACTTTGATTATATTTATAGCTTTCAGCACAGTCCAGTAGGTGGTGAAAGAACATATTACCCCAATGGTAGAGGTAATAATTTAGATGTAACTATTGGTCAGGTGTGGGCTTATCGGTCCCCTACAAAGTTATTTTGTTTTGCTAACTTTCATAATGTTACCATTGATCTAGGACCAGTTTATCACAATAGCTCTTCAGGCGGTTTGCAAGAACTTTATTTGGCTTGGAATATCACCGGTACAGTTTCTATTACATATACTAATTTTAAAATTGAAGACGCAAGTTTAAATAATAATACAAATGTTAATTGGCATGGCACTTTAGAGGAAGGCAGCTCTTATTCCTTGTATAAACCAAGTGGGCATAAAATTGCTCCAACAAGTCTATTTCCATTGCCTACTGGTTTTACTGCAACGAATGCTAGTATTCGTCCTTATGCGTATAATTATCAAACAAGCGGTCTGAAAACTTATATTTATACGCCAAGTATATCATCTTTGTCTCAGCCATATGTTGTTGACATACCTATAGCTCAGCCAGCAACATTAAGTTCTGATTATAGATTTCCCACTAACAATTCTGCCCACAGCACAATATATAAGTTTACTGATGGACTTATTATGATGACGCCTCAAGCGTCATCTTTACAAACTGCATATGGTAGGCAATGCAGATATTGGCCTTACCTTACGCCTGATACTGGAACTGTAAGAACTACTGGCAAAAGTTTAAAGTGGAAGCTAGACAATTACAGCCCTTCGTATCATGTTCTTGGCCCTACAACTCAGCGCTACAGAACACATTCGATGTACCCTTTATATGTTCCAGTGCTAAGTGGAACGTCTTACACGTTTACAGGTTATTTAAGAACGGATCGCAGCGGAATGGCTACAGGCGATGCTTGGCTTGATGTGTTTAATTCTGATGAAACTTTTGTATCTAAAACAAATTTTACATCTTCTGCTTACAATGCGTGGGAAGCTGTTTCTGTAACTTTTTCTGCGGCTGAAGATGGATTTGCTAGGTTTATATTTAAAGCAATATGGAACGGCAGTAATCAGAATTATTGGATTGATGATGTGGAGATAAGCTAATGGCTTTAATAATCGACTATGTAAATCCTGAGGCTAATCAGAATTTTTCTGATCAGTATGTGCGTATTGAAAATATAAACATAGTTAATAAAAATGAAATGATTTATGAGCTTATGTTTTATCCATCAAAGAATGCTGCCTCGGATTACTCAAAGTCTTACGCGTCTTTTTCTATGCGCGCAATAATCCCTAATTGGAGTTCATCGGATGATGTTATTGCCCAATGCTATGCAGCGGCAAAAATAGAATTTCCAGATGCAACAGATGACTAATGGATAATGCAGAAAGATTTCTAGAGCATCCAAATCTCTTAGAGGTTAGTAATTATTCTTTTGGTAAAAACACAAGTATAGCCAGTTTAACTTATGTTGCTGGCGCTGGTGCTGTTTCTTATCAGCTTGAAGAAATTAACTGTTCTGCATCTGTTGATACATCTACGCTTACAGAAACAATAATATACGCGTTAGATCCTATAAATGTTTCGGTTACTGTTGATGACGCAACGATTGTTGCTACTGATCCTCACGCGCTAACAGCAACTGACATATCTGTTTCAACTACTGTTGATACAGCCGCTTGCTTTGAGAATGATCCTTTACATCCAATTGTAGAAAATTGGATTGTGACGGTATTGGACCAAGATGGATCTAATGTATTCTATCTTGGCCCTGCACATCTTGATGGTGATTATAAGCCGGTTTTATCTGAAGCTAATTTACCTTGGATGCTTCAGCGCGGCACTACTTATGTGTTTGATGTTTCCCATGCAAGCAATAGCGGTCATCCATTTAGATTTAGAGACGCGTCAGACGCTTCATATACTAGTGGTGTAACGACTTTTGGCACTGAAGGTAATTCAGGTGCTACGGTTACATTTGCTGTGCCGCTTGATGCGCCCAGCACTCTTAAATATTATTGCACTGTTCACGGCAATGCGATGGGTAACTTTATTTACCCTGCTTATCGTGATGTTACTGTTGATGCAGTTTCTGTTGATGTAGCAACTCTATCTGAAAATCATTTTTTTACATTTAATAATATTTCTTGTGCATCTTCTGTAGATAATTCTTCTATTTCACAGGTTCATAATTCAACTTTAGAAGAAGTTAATGTTGGTGTTGCTGTTGATCCTAGCATTATTACTGAAGTCCATGACATTAGCCTAAGCGAAATTGATGTTGCCGTTTCTATTGATACGTCAACTGCAACTGAGAATGTCGCGCTAACATCGACGGATATTACAACTGCCGCAGCAACGGTTGAAGATGCAACCGCAACCATCTTTCACGTTCTCACAGCTGACGATATAAACACTGGCGCTTCAACAGTTGGCGCTCCAAGCATCACTCAGATCCACAGCATCACGCTGGATGATATAGTAACCGGCGCGGCGATTGTCGGCAAAGCGCGGTTCAAGTGGCAAGTCGAGCCGGTCGGCGCGGAGACATGGACAGAGCAAACTGTCAGCGCGGAGACGTGGACAGAACAGGAAGCAGCCTGACCTGGTAGATCCAGAGAGGTGATTTTGATCGCCGCTGAATAATCTTAAAAAAGTAAGTTTTAATGATTGAGATTATGGCTCTCGCCGCCACCGTAACTCAAATCGGCTCTAGCCTTTCAACGGCTATTGGAGCCGGCAAGGATATTGCCAGCTTGCTGCCGCACTTTGGCAAGCTGGCGAAGCTGGAGACAGAAATAAACCTGGCAGAGCGCGGGAAGCATAAGGGGCCGCTGGGGCGCCTTACATCGAGTGAGGAAGAGGGGTTTGCTATCGCCCAGGCAAAACTGGCGCACCAGGAAACGATGAACCAGCTGCGCGAAATTTGCTCTGTCTACGGCATTTGGACAGTCGTTCAAAAAGAAATGGCGGCGGCGCGCAAGCGGCACAAAGAGGCGCTTGAAGAGCAAGCAAGGCGCCGCGATCAGATGTTTTGGGGGCTGAGTTTAACCGCCGGCGTTTTAATCTTTATCGCCGGATTAGCTGCGATGATTTGGGGCGCTGATGCCCTTTACAATGGCTGACCGCCAAACAGAGAAAAAACAAATATTTATTATATGATGCAAGAAAAAGCAGAGGCAGTTTTATGACGATTAGCATTAGCAAAGCCGTTATCGGGGGTAGCGAAAATTCTTGGGGGTCCACGACTAACCAAGCTCTTGATGACATCGTTGACGTTTTGAACGGTAACACCGCCAGCACGCCCGATCTTACTGAGGGGTCTTGGAAGGTCGGCGGCACGGCAATTTCATCATCGGCTGAAGAAATTAATAAACTAGACGGACTGACGGCATCTGCCGCTGAACTAAACAAGATGGATGGCTTGACAGCCTCTACGAGTGAACTAAACAAACTGGACGGTGTGACGGCGACAGCGACAGAGCTAAACTACACTGACGGTGTGACCAGTAACATTCAAACGCAGTTAAACGCCAAGGCTTCTACGTCAACAAGCATTTCCGCTGGCGGCGGTTTAACGGGTGGTGGGTCTTTAGCGTCCAACCGCACCATCAGCCATTCAAACACATCAAGCCAAAGCAGCGTAAACAACAGCGGCACGACGGTTATCCAAGACATTTCTGTTGATACTTACGGGCATGTCACCAGCATTGGCTCTGTAACGTTAAGCATTCCACCATCCCAAAGCACAAGCTTTGGCGCGGTTGGCACATATGCTTATTTACTTCGTATGCATAACAGCGGCAGCGGAAACTCAAACTTGGCGGTTGGCTCAACCATATCCGGCTCGGGGGTAGGTTATTACACAATTCACGGGTCTACACAAACAACTGCGGCCAGCACCGTTAGCGGAACGTGGCGAAACATGGGGATGGTTGTGTCTAGGGCTGTTACGTCTACTAATTATTCCATAAATCTATTCGTGAGAATTTCATAATGACAAGCAAAACTATTTCAGAGTTTCGGAACGCGCAGTCTTTAAATGTTGAAAACACAATGTTTGATTTGGAATTACTTCACCCAGATCATGGCTGGATACCTTACACGCTAAACCCAGATGACGCGGATATGACTATCAACAACGACGATCTGCGTGCTTTGATCGGATCAGAATATGCTGAGTATGTAGCGCCCACCCAATCTGAGTTAGACAATATCGCGGCCCACGATGCGAGAGTGGAGCGCGATTTGATCTTGGCCAATGATGTTGATCCACTCGTGTCTAACCCCTTGCGCTGGGCAGATTTGAGTGAGGATAAAAGGCTAGAATGGTCGCAATACAGATCAGACCTTTTAAATGTACCGCAGCAATCTGGATTCCCAAGCGCCATTAATTGGCCAAATAAGCCAGCGTGAAAATATGACCCTCGTACCTTTAGATATCCCCGCCGGTTTTTATCGAAACGGCACTGACTTAGAGCAGTCTGGCCGCTGGCGCGATGGAAGCTTGGTCAGGTGGCGGGATAACAGTTTGCGCCCAATCGGCGGCTGGCAAGAGCGCAAAGCATCGTTCTGCACGAATGTAGTGCGCGGGATGCATACATGGGAAGCGAACAACGGCACTGCCTATGCGGCTGGTGGCTCTTATAATGAGCTAAAAGCCATGACCGGGGGCGGTACTCTTTATGACATTGCGCCGACCGACCTAGCGACAGGCCGTGAGGATGCGGAAGTCGAAACGGGATACGGCTACGGCTTTTATGGTAGCGGGTTTTATGGCACTCCAATTCAGCAAAATGCAAACGCTGTTCCAGAGGAAGCCACCCAATGGAATTTAGATAATTTCGGTCAAACGCTTGTTGCGGTCAACCGCGATGATGGCCGATTGCTTCAGTGGAGTTTAAACCCAGCGGTAAAGGCTGCGCCGATCGCAAATGCGCCGACAAACAACCTGGGCTTGGTCGTTACAGAAGAGCGTTTCATTTTTGCCTTGGGCAGTGGAAACCCGCGAAAAATCGCCTGGTGCGATAGAGAAAATTCAACCGTTTGGACGCCCTCATCTACAAACGAGGCGGGTGATATTGAGCTAGCGGATAGCGGCCAGATTATGCAGGGCATTAGAACGCGAGGACAGACGCTCATCCTGACCGATACATCAGCGCATTCGGCGAGATATTTGGGGCCACCCTATGTGTTCGGGTTTACCCGCGTTGGTGGCAGTTGCGGCGCCATTTCGCGAAAGGCTGCATCAGACGTTGATGAGGGCGTATTCTGGATGGGCCAAAAGGGCTTCTTCCGGTTTGACGGTAACCGCGTGCAAGAGATCCCCTGCGATGTGCATGATTATGTCTTTGGAGATATTAACACCGCCCAACAATCGAAAATTTGGTCTTTTTCAAATGGCCAATACGGCGAAATTTGGTGGTTTTATTGCAGCGGCAATTCTACTGAAATCGATCGTTATGTCGCCTATGACTACAAGGAAGGCCATTGGCTAATCGGCAACCTATCACGCACGGCCGGCGTTCAGCGCGGCGTTTTTCGTTATCCATTTTTAGCCGGTCACAACGCAGACAGCGACATCTATGAACATGAGGTCGGATTAAACGTAGATAGCTCATCAATCTTTGCTGAAAGCGGTCCAATCAGCATTGGCCCGGGGGAGCAAGTCGCGAAGGTGACGAAGGTCATTCCAGACGAGCTAACCCAGGGCGATGTTAATCTGACGTTTAAGACGCGCTTTTATCCAAATGATGCAGAGACGAGCCACGGGCCTTTCTCAACGTCCAATCCAACGCCGGTTCGATTTACTGGCCGGCAAGTGCGGATGAGGATTGAGGGCGCGCGCTTGGCCGACTTCAGAGTTGGCAACATGCGCTTAGATATGGTGCCTGGGGGGCGAAGATAATGCCGTCACCCATTCTGCCACCAATCGGCTTTGACCTCACTCAGTGGGGCTTACAGCTAACCTCTTTCCTGCAAACTAACCTGGCGAAACTGGGGTTTAAAACATCGAGCGACAACCCGTCTGAGGATGGCGTGATTTTATGGGATGCCGGCAATAAATATGTCGTTGTCAGCCTCGACGATGCGTTTCGGCAGGTAGCGACCAAACAGGCTGTACCAAGCGCCAACACTGGATCGGCCGGCGATGTCGCCGGAATGGTCAGCTGGGATGCAAATTACATCTATGTCTGCACCGGATCTCACGATGGATCGACGGCGATCTGGAAGCGGGTGGGGCTTAGCACATGGTGAGGCACGCTGAATTAGGACGCTGTAAGGATTGGATCGAGGCTGCTTTGGACAAGGGCGAGGGCACGCACGACTTTTGGGATATCGTCGATGGGGTTTATTCTGGGCATATGCAGCTTTGGCCTCGCGCCAAAGGGTGCCTGGTTACAGAAGTGGTGGTATACCCAAAAAGAAAGATCCTTAATGTGTTCCTGGGCGCCGGTGAATTGGACGAACTGGCCGACATGCACCAGGACATCATTAAGTGGGCAAAGGACAGCGGGTGCGATGGCGCCTCGATCAATGGCCGGCGCGGATGGGTTCGCGCGTTTAAAGAACATGGCTGGAAAGAAATACAAACGACAGTAGGATTGGATTTTTAAATGAGCGGTGGCAAGGGCGGCAGTAAGCAAAGAACAGAAGTAAGTCGGGTTCCTGGATATGCGGAAGCGATTGGACTTAACAATCTTGAAAAGGCAGATGCAATCGCCGGCATGGGCCCGATCAGAAATTATGGACCCACGGTCGCTGCGTTTAATCCCACGCAAATAGCATCATTCCAAAACACAGCCGACACGGCCAATGCTTTTGGCATGGGCGTGCCGGACGATATTATGGCGGGAATGCCAGCGGCTACTGATTTTGGCGGCGGCGTAATGGGCTACTCAGCTGCACCAATCGTCGATAATTCTTTAGCAATGCTTGAGGCAAACGATCCTGGTCAGTATGCAGAAATGACAGGCATGTACATGGACCCAGTAACCGGTGCGCGCCCAACTGAGCGCCCATATGCGCCGATCAATCCAGGCATCCTAGAAAATATTTTAGACGAATACGGGAACTTGAGGATCACATAATGAGCAACTCAGCAAATCCAATGATGGTTCAGCCTGGACAGGCTGTCGGAACAACCGCCGCGAACACATATAATTCGGCAGTCAATGCCACAAATAATGCGATGAACTTCCAGCCTGGCTCGATCGCCGGCGCGGATCTCACGCAATATCAGAACCCATATCAGCAAGCCGTGATCGACAACAGCTTAATGTCGATGAACCGCGCCAATCAAATGGCTCTAAACAATGTCGGCGCAAATGCATCCAATGTTGGCGCCTATGGCGGCTCGCGGCACGGCGTAGCAGAAGCTCAAACAAACGCAGAGTTCCAACGCCAGGCAAACCAAATGATCAACCAGCAAAATCAAGCTGGGTTTCAAAACGCGCAAAATATGGCGCAGTACGATATCGGCAATCAGTTTAATCAGCAAAACGCTGTCTTGAATGCAGCCAATCAGCTGGCGGGGCTCAGCCAGCAAGGCTTTAACTATGATCAGACGATCAACCAGAACCTGGCAAATGTCGGCAATCAACAGCAAAACCTTATTCAACAGCTGATCAACGCTGGTAATGATCAGTATGGAGGCATCACCGGATATGCGCAAAATATGCTAAGCTTGCCGTTCCAGGCGATGGGCGCCGCGCCGATGTCTACCTCTGGCACCGCCACTGACACTAAACAGCCAGGCATTTTTGATTATCTAACAGCATTTTCATCAATGGGTGGGGCGCGCTAATGAGCGGAATTCTAACCAATCTTTTGAAACCAGAAAATATGGACCGGCTCGCGCTGGGTTTTAATCAGCTGCGTATGGAGCCGGATGCTGGTTTGGCAACGACAATCCAAAATCGTCAGGCGCTGCGCCAACAGCAACAGGGGCGTGACGCGGCAATGGAGTTTTTCCAGGGCAAGCCAGGTGCTGATGCATATATCGCTGCCCTGGGCGCCGGTGGAGATGGTCCAAGCTTGATCCAAAGCTTTATCACTGCGCAGAACGCCGCGGCGCGCAGCAATGTCGGCACGGTCGCTCGGAATAGAACGATTGAGCTTCTGGATCAGCGTTGCGAAGGCGGTGAGGAAGACGCATGCCGTATGGCAGCTGCCATCAAGGCCGGTGGGAGCGCTGCTCAAATACTTGGCATTTATGCTCAGAAAGATGCTTCTGGAAGCGCAGTGCAAAGCACAAAAGAATTTGGTCGTGGGCTTTCAAAAGTCACATTGAAAAACGGCACATCTAACTATTTTCTAAATGGTGTTGAGTTAAACGATCGCGCTGCAATCGAACAAGCTATCGCAGCTGAAAAGGCATTTGACAATGAGCAAGCTGGCGACAAGAAGCGAGCAGAGGCAGAGGGTAGAGGCGAAGGAACTCAAATTGTAGACCAGCGCGCGGCCATTCAAGGCGTTTCCAATATGTTTAATAGCTCGAAGGCATTAATTGCCAAGCTATACAACCACTCAGGCATGGCAGCGGCAACGGGATCAATAAGCGGCTTAAAGCCAATAACGAGCTTTAACCAAGGCAATCCAGCAAAAGAATTTATAACTTTGCACAACCAGCTAGCCGGAAAAATCTTTTTAGCAGCTTTCGCTGGATTAAAAGGTGGCGGTCAAATTACAGAAATTGAAGGGCAAAAAGCCACCGAAGCTTTGTCTAATGTCAATAGACAGTTAGATCCACAAGCCTACAGAAATGCGCTAGAGCAATATTTATTAGACTTGCAGTCACAGGTGTTACGTCTGGACGAAGAATTGCAATTAATGATCTCCAGGGGTGACCGACCAGCCTTAGAAATGCCAAGCTTTGAACCGGATATAAATTAATGGAAATTTCAATACGCGAGCTACGCAAGCGCCCAAAGTATCAGACTGAACGCATCCAGGCGATGTCGGACGAAGAGTTTGCCAGCAAATATATTGCGGCGATGAAAAGAGACGGTGTTGATGTTACGGTCACGGGCATAGACGATCCAGACGCGCCTGAAACGAACATATTTGAGGATCTGAGCAAGGCTATAGGTTCGGGGGCTAACAGCGCCATAGCCGGCATTATTGGCCTTCCTGGCGCGGTTACAAACACTGTCGAGATGGGAATGGACCAGCTGGGCCTGGGAAGCCGTGATGCGGACAATCGCGCATTTGGCTTTCCAGAAGCAACAGCTGCGATTAACCAGGTGCGTGAAAAGCTGCCACCATTCCTGGCCGGCACAGACCCAAACTTTCAGCCGCAAACGCGCGCGGGTCGTTACTTAAAAACCGGATCAGAATTGGCTGCATCTGGCGGCGCTGGTGGAGCGCGGAAAATGGCGCAGCAAGTGCTTGCACCAACACTTTTGTCAGAGGGTGGCAAAGAGGCGTTTGAGGGGTCTATCTTGGAAACGCCGGCGCAAATAGCAGGGCTGATGGTTGGCGGGAAGGCGCTAGATGTCGCGGAAAACGCCCTGGCCGGCGGCAAGGTCGATCCTGGACGATTAGAGGCCGTAGACACGCTGAGAAAAGCTGGCATCGAGCCAACAGCTGGTCAAGCCACTGGACAGCCCACCTTGGCGTTTGCAGAAGAGCAAACGCGGTCTGGGCGCGCTAAGCGCCAGGGCGCAGTCGATCAATTTACTGACGCTGCTATCACGCAAGCTATCCCGCCATCATTTCGGGATCGGGTTCAGTTTGAGCCTGGCATGATGCCCCAGGAAAAAATGCAAAGGCTGCGCACAACGCTGACCGACACGATGGATGAGTTGGCTGCGCGCAATTCTGTTCCGATCACGACTGAATTGTTTGAGGAAGTTTTTGAGGTCGCTCAAGATTACAAAAAGAAACTTAGCACCAGCGAAAAATCTCCATACTTTGAAAGGCTGGCTGAAGAGATGGTTAATTTAGCCGGCGCGGGTCAACTTAGAGGTGCTGAGTTCCAACGCATCAGAAGCGATCTAAGCGAGCTAACAACTAAAGATGGCATCACCAAAGGCGCGGCCGTAAAAGTGATCCGCGCGCTTGAGGACGCAATGGGCAAGCAGATCGCCAAGGGCCGTAACACTGAAGATATCGCTTTGTATCGAGATGTTCGTAAAGGCTACAGCGATCTGATGGTGCTAGAGGACGCGGCGAAAAGAAACAAAGATACTGCGTTTAATATTTCACCGGCTGCGCTCGCTAATGCAGCACGAAAAAAGGACGCGCAATCTTATGTCTACGGGCGTGATACATTCTCTGATCTATATCGAGCCGCAAATGATGTTTTAACAGGAGCCGGAAACCCAAGTGGAACGGCGAATACATTGAAGGCATCTATGGGCCCAATGTTGACTATGGGAGCAGCTGCCAGCGCAGCTACCGCAACGGGATTACCCCTGCCAGCGGCACTGGCTGGTATGTTTGCCGCTCCTGTGGCGCGCAACAAAGCTTTGCAGAGCGACTTTCTCCAAGAATATTTTAAGCGCACTATGCGGCCAGGAGAGAAAGCCCCAACAGCTAGCGTACCAGGCATCCTGGTCGGGCTCCAGGAAGCGCAGCAACAGATGCGCTAAAACGTATTCTTTTTTTGCTGTACGTTACGACCGATATGAACCAGGGCGCCGACAACCTCAAGATCGTCGGCCTCAAACCAACCCATGTTGTCAATCGTTGGGTTCAGACAGGATAGCCAAACCCTATCGCCGGCTTGAATGTCTGGGTGGGAGTAAAACATCGCCCAGTCTTTTTCAAAGCGAAACAGGTAGTAACCCTCAATGCGCGGATCGGTTTGATCTTTATCAAAAAACAAACTGTCACCCTTTTGTGCAAAGGGCTCATTGCGACTAGAACTGCACGCAATGCGCGCCAGGTTCGTCCACCCCATCATAAAGCCTCGATCGTACTGAAACATTTCTGCGCTTTCTAAGTCTTCGACCTGGCAGTGGGGATTTTGCGCGTTTGTCGGTTCACCAAACGCTTGTTTAATTTTAAAAAGAGTTTTGGCTTGGGGAACGACATCAAAGTTTTCGACCCGCGATAAGACAGTCGCTGATATGCCGGCAAGCTCAGCTAGCTGGGCCTGTGACATGCCTCTTTTTTCACGTTCTTTCTTTACATCCATGACTTTCCCCTACGGAAACTTTACTTTATTTGACGTTATGCCCAGAGTTTCAAAAATAAGTCCAGATAAACCTCTATTTTTTTGAAACTTTTTCTTTTAAGTGATTGAAATCATTTAATAACTATATAATCAGCGATGCTGTAGGGTTAATTTTAAGCTATTGTTTTTAAACAATTAAATAAAAATAACGCCAATAGTTTCAATTGCAGTTTCAAAAAACAGCCTTGAAATACTTATCTGCACAGCCTATCTTCAGATAAGTTACCAAAGGGGAAATTTATGAAAGCTCGCAAATTTAAAGGTCACGTTTTACCGCCACATGTTTATGTGAAAAATAAAAATTATTTGTACTTCATAAAAGGCGACAACTTGTGCCCACTGCCAACCGATCCATCAACAACTGAATTTTATGAGTTGTATCTTGCGTGCTTGAAAAACGAAATTACGGGGCCAAGCAAACAAACGATGGGCGAATTGTCGTTGGCTTATTTTGCGTCTGAAAAATACAAGAAGCTCGCCAGCAACACTGCCAGCGACTATCGGTCAAAAACAAAATGGCTGCTTGAGCGTTGCGAAAATATTCAGGTCAAAAAGATCACGCGCAAGGATATCATTGCGCTGCGCGAGGCGCGCAAGGAACAGCCAGCGACCGCAAATAAAACGCTCGCCGTAATGAAGGTGCTGTTAGAATATGCGCTCGACTTGGGTTGGATAGATTTCAACCCCGCAAAGGATGTCGCCAAAGTAGAGACAACGACAGAGATGCGCGTGCCCTGGACCGACGAAGAAATCGCCGCGTTCCACGAGCATGCAGATCCACGCTGCTCATTGATCCTGGAGCTATGTCTGAACACCGGCCAGCGCCTCGATGACGTTCTGTCCATGCGCTGGTCACAGGTTACAAACGATCCAATCGCCGGATATGGCATTGCCGTCGATCAGCAAAAGACCGGCGCACATGTCTTTATTCCCTTCACTGATCGGCTCCAGGAAATGATCCAGCGACTGAACAATCAAATCGATCAGCGCGGATCAGATTACATTGTGGTAAATACTGCGCGCCCGAATGAAAAGCTGCACAAGACTTCTGTTCAGCTGCCGATGCGCAAGGTGCGCGATAAGATCGGCGTCAAAAAGACATTGCACGATCTGCGCCACACTTGCGCGCATCGCCTGGCTGAAGAGGGTCTTTCAGATGAATTGATCATGGCTATTACCGGTCACGGCTCAGCTGAGATGGTGCGCCACTACTGCAAGGCAGCTGCGCAGCGCCGGCGCGCCGGTGACGCGATCAAGGCTATGAATAAAAAAGCAGCCTAGCTCCAATCGATAGAACCGGCAGGGGCGTCATCACCGATGGCGCCCTTATCTAGTACAAGCTCGATTTTCTTGCCGTCCAGGATAACTTTATAAATCGTGCGGCCATCCTTCTCTAGCAGCCGGATTGCATCGAGCGCCTTTTCGTTTGTCTTGATGTTCATTCTTCTGCCTCGATCCGGCTTTTGTATCGGTACATCACCTCGATAACGCGCTTGCGGTTCATGCCCTTAAAACTCATGCGCTTGATGATCTGCTCTGCATCCTTGCCCTGGCGCGCCATGTGAATGATCTCTTTCGTTGTATCGATCATCTCACGCCCTCCCTGTTTAAAATAGCCTGGCGTGTTTTGCTTCAGCTTTTCGGATGTTCCATCGCGCTCACGCGCGCGCTGACGCTCGATCTTTGCAAGCTCCAACCACTTAATTGCTGCCGACATTTAAAGCTCCTTTTTTTCGACTTCTCTTAATTTGGGAAGCCTGTATTTTTTTATGTGTCCCGGTCCGGTTGGGAGCCGCACCAGCCGCTTCTTTCTTACGAGGTCACCGATCGCAGCCTGAACCGACCGGTTGCTGATCTTGGTTTCCAGGCTGATGTCGTGACAGCTGCAAACGCCAAGCTTTTTGACCGCATCCACGATGTTGTCTTGCTTGCCCCTGGCGCTCTCTGAAACGTGCCCTTCGGGATCGTCGTAGTAGACAGACATATTGCGCCGCATCCGACTATTCTCAACCTCAACCAAGGGGCGCAGCTGCTCAGCATACAGCTGCTCAATCAGCTTTGATCGGGTGCGCTTCAGCGCCTCGATCTGGCTGGTTAAAGAGAGTATCTCGTCCTTTGTGTGCGTCATCGTAAAGCTCGCAAAGCAGACAAGCGTAGCCGATGATGTCCACGACACTATCGCGCTTGTACTGATTGATCAGGCGGCTCAGCTTCAAGTCCATCATCATTAGACAGACTTCCCAGGGCTGAACCTGTCGGCCAAAAGTTTGGCTCCAACGCTCCGCAAGGCGCGTAAAATTCTCCAATCCCCCGTAATCTTTCTCGCGGTCACCGCAAATAAAATCCAAGGCTTCTAGGGCCGGCGCTACGCGCGCAGCCTTCTGCTCAAATCGATCAAACCCCGATTGTTCTGTCATAGATGCTCTCCAGCTGTCGTTTCTCATTCACGCGCGCCATGATCTCGCGCACAATTTCTGCAAACCCTTCCAGGTCACTTTCCCAGATCGTTTCCTTGTGGAAATCTTCGTTGCCCATTGCATCAGCCAGAGCGGCCAGAGAGACAGCCACACGCACCGGTTTGCGGTCATATTGATAAACGACTGCCCAATGCTTCTTTGCCTGGTCAGCGGCCTTCTGGGCCTGTCTGATCCATGCCGGTTGTGGGCCATTCCCTTTAGCATATCGCTTGCACTCAACGATGAACGGGAACTCTGGGTCAGAGCAAATAACATCTCCCAGGTCGCCCTGTCTATATTGCTCGATATCTCTTTTAAATGTCATCGACATGCCAAAGAGCAGAGTGAAATCCTGGCATATCTTTCGTTCAAAAGTTTTGCCTTTTTTGTTCCCATCAACCATTGGCCGGCTCCGGCCGTTTTAATGGGCGTATAGTGTAAAGAGGCGCCAGGGATGGCATTGGGATAGCCACCCGCACACACTGCTCTGGAAGGCGCTGATATGCTTTGTTCTGATGCGCGTGTGACACACAATCATCGAAGCTGGCAAAAGTCAGCATTGCTACAAAAACAACATCAGTCATCGTCACCATATCCCCCATAATCGCGCCAATCGCCGGCGTAATCCTCATCCTGGCACTCAAAGCAAACCTCGCCATCGTCGCAGTTAGCGCAGCCGTCAGCCTCTATTATCCACCCGTCATCCATTTAATTTTCTCCTCCAACTCTAAGTTGTGAGCCATGACCTCAGACAGGCTTTGGTTTAACCGCCCATTTTCTAGGCGCTGACGTTTGATCTTTTTGCGCATGTCATTTGTGCGGCCAAACATTTCGGTCAGCTGCTCGTTCTTTTTTGAGAGCTCAGCCTGGAGCCGCTCGATCGTTTCCAGGTCAGTCATCGCGCTGCATCCAATCAGCAAAGGTAACTGCGCCCTTCGTTACATCTTGGATGCGGACGATCGCGGATCTGCTCGGCACTCGATCGCCAGAAAGCCAGCGGCTCACAGTGCCAGGCGCAAAGCCGGTTAGCTCCACAAAGTCGCGCTGCCGACTTTTCGATAATTCCAAATATTCTTTTAGCGTCATGTAGCTGCCTAATTTTTGTGCGACTTTTGATA